AATCATTTTCTCTGCAATCTCTTCGATAGCTGTGATTCCTGTCAGATCTACTTCTGTAGCATCTGCTGCAGCAACCTCAAAGAACTTAGTATCAAGTTCAGCTGCCATTCTAAGAGCATGGTTTGCTGTTCTCTTAGCAATAAGTCCTTCAACTCCAAGCAGAGATACATCTTTCTGCTCTACTTCTTCTACGATCTCTCTGTCCTGATCAATCGGAATTGTTACCGGTTTACCTTTAACACCATCACCTTTAGCTGCTGTTCTAGCTGTTCCGTAGTTCTTTGGTACAGCATTTGCAAATCTCTTTGCTTCTACTGTTCCGGCATGTGGATCACCGGAAAGTTCTGTATTTTTCATTTTTCCGGAAATTGTTAGTTTCTGTACGTTCTCGATTACTTTTCCGTATTCCTCAGCAAGGAACATCTTTCCAGTAGTGTCGAGAAGTGTGTTTAATGACGTAATTCTTGTATCTGCCATGTTCGTATCTCCTTTAACTGTTTAAGGTCAACGGTTATCTCGAATTGATAACCGTGCTATAGCATGACTACCATACAGTAGGTGGTGTGTACACAGGAGTCTTACTTGACTCTCCGCCCTTTGTCGTTGGTACCGTGAATGTCGGTGCAGCCGGTGCATCTGTCTGTGCGAATGCATCCTTCTGTGATTCTCTCAGCTCTGTCATGTAATCATCGAGTCCGAGAATTTTTTCACCTTCACGTTTCAGCCCTTTTTCTTTGATCATGCTGATAATTCCTGTTCTTGCAAAGTCAGATGTAAATTTCTCACCTGCCAGTGCTTTCACAAGAGCATCGTTGAAGTCTCTCTCTTCAATCTTTGCAGCATAATCTTTTTCGCTTTCTGCAAGCTTTGCTTTCCACTCATTTTCGGCTGATTCAGCTTTGACTTTCCACTCATCACGTTCTTTTGTGATGGCATCAAAGTCTTTTCCTTCAAAGCCTTCAAGAGTTGTCTTGGCTGTGTCATACTGTGATTTATAAGTGTCTCTTTCCTGTGTGACCGTATCAAGCTTTCTTCCCTGTTTTTCGTAGTCGGCAAGAGTCTTGTAATTCTCATTCACACTGGTTTCGATTGTATTCTTCTGCTCATCTGTAATCTCAAGACCAGCATCAGAAAGAATCTGTAAAATGTTTTTCATGTTGCGTATCCTCCTCAACGTATCTTATTAACCGTTTCGTCCACGGTAGGGATTCAGACAGATAAACCTCTGTCAGGGTAATCGTGGTCGAGGGAGTTGAACCCTCATAACCGCTACCACGTAAGAACAGATGCTATAGAAAGGCAGATTCACATCCGTCCTTAGCTCATTACAGAGCAAAACCTACCGAAGCGCGTGACCGCTTCTTAACAGGATTCCCCTAGTAGGTATTCACACGAAAGGAAGAAAAATGTATCTCCACATACCATTATGAATGATTTCAACAAAATCTTTGTACCCATCTTTAGCCTTTTTTCGCACTTTCGTATCTTCTTGCAGCAGCTGCACTCTTCATAGCTTGCTTTCTATCCCATTGAGCAACCTTTAAGCGTTCAGCGTACTCTCTTAAGTCATTCTCTTCGCAGAATGTGCTGTACCGCTTGTTCTGAAGCTTCAGCGTGTGAGCCTTGCGGTCTAGCATATTCTGTAGTTCAAACCTTGCCTTATCATCCTTGCAGTTATCCACAGCTGTTTGTAAGTTCTGTATCTTCCGTTTGGTATCACGGATTCTGCGCTCCTGTGTTCTCTGTTTCTTCTGTAACTCCTCAGCCTTATGGTTATCAGCGAAGTTAATCTTCTTGTCCTCATAAGGATTGTTCACCCCATCTCCACTTCCAAAAGAGTGTCGGCAGTTCCATCCGCAGAGTCCTTCGCCAGTTCCGAAGCCTGTGGTCTTAACGAAGTCTGGGAATCTCTTATCTTTCCCACTCCGTGAATAGAATCGTCCTTGCCACCACAAGTGATTGCCTGGATTCGTTCCACCATTACCAGTACGTGCTCCTAAGTGAGCAGACACAAGAACAGTATCCCAGTTCATTTCTTCCATTCTCTTCATGGAGATGTCGGCAGCTGCTTGTCCCACTCCTGTCCTCACAATCATCATCGTTGCTGACTCAATGCTCATTCTGTACCCGGTAGGATAGTTCACTTTGAGTCCTACTTCTGTGATATTGTTAATTACATCTCTGACCGCTTGTGTGTACGATACAGAACCAGTAGATACAAGATGGTAGGCATTGTCCATCTGATTGATGAAAGTCCTCTGTGCATCCAGTGCTGTGGTCCGTGTGAAGTTGTTCCATTCTCCGGCAGTAGCAAGGTAATCTCTCTCGAGGATCCTGAGCATGGTTGGAGATTGCATCAGTGCTGTTGGAGTGAGTCCGGCTGCAATATACACAGCATCATCCCGTTTCAACGAAGTGATACCAGCATCAATGAAAGCATCTTTGATTTCTTTCTGCTGTAACTTTGTCTTGTCCGCTATTTCCTTTTGGATATCCTCTAGCAGTTCACCAGACTCTTGAAGCACTTGTATCTGCCATCGGTCTGTCTGTGTCAGCAGATAGTCCTCACCTCTGCCGAGTCTCTTCATGATTCTCTCGATGATCATGTCCATAATAGTGCGATGAAGGGACGAAGATATCTCCTCCGCCCCTTCTGTTATTCTTTGTAAATATTCAGGTGTTAGCATTATTCCTCACCATCTTTGTCATTTTTATCATCCTGTGTAATGATTGCAAAAAGCAAAATTGTTACGCAAATGATAAGAATATTCATAGTTGATACCGCCATATTGTCACCGCCTTGTTTACTCCTCTGTATGACAAGTGTTTGTAATCTTTCAGTACACATCTTCATACAGTTCCTATTTTTCGTTCTTTCCAAGAACATTTCTTTCAATGCGATCTTCTACTCTACGATTCATCCACATAAGAGCTTCCTCAATATGAGTAAGTGCACAAGCATTTTCTCTTGACGAAAACGGTCCTGCCTGAAAAGCTTTTAAGCGATCACGGACAATTTCCAGTAAATCTGTGTCGATTACACCGTGAAGCGAATCTTTTTCTTTTCGTGGTCCGCACTGCATCTGTAATGTAAGAAGCAGATTCTCCGGTTCCGCTCTTAACGATGTATCATCATCTTCAAGCGTTGCTGTTCCAGCCTTGTACACACAATATAAGTGGTTAGCACCACCTGGGCCGATTTCATCTACAGCAAATACATCATTTAATTTTTCTCTTTTCTGAATTGTTGATAATTTCTTCATTTCTAATCCTCCTACTCTGCAAACACCCAATCTTCAGCAAGCATATCTGCCTGACTTGCAAGCCATCCCATCTGTACTCCTGATGTTCCGACAAATGAAATAGCCATGTTTCCAATAGCATCATGTTCACAGTTTACAATTTCTCCATCTGCTGTCTTGTAAGAAATCCCAGTAGCAAGCTGAATGTACTGCTTCTTACCATTCCAACCTTTACGTGCCACTTTACGCCCTTTTTTCAGATATGTGATAGCGTCACCAAATGAAAATACTGCTTTGTCACAGACTATCGGACAATTTTCTTCGTTTGCAATCATCCAGTCCTCTCTTAACATATCATCAAAAACTCTTCCGACTCTCTCGTCTTTAATATCAGTTTCATTTTCTTCGCCTCCAATGAGCAACGGCTTACTATGCGTCATAACCGTCTCTTTTTCCTCATCCCAGTACCAATAATAAGCTAACCAACCAGGGAGTCTCACCTTTGCTCCACGTTTCATTGCTTTTAATGCTTCTTTAAATGTCATCGTTCATTTCTCCTTTCTTTCTGCTTCTACAACGCACCTACACTCTTAAATGCTTCCTCTATCTTTGGATACTGGATAGCAAACCAGTCCACTATTGTTTCCTCATGCCCAAACTGTTTGTAATGTTCAAAGTTCGGTCCTAATCCGCTTTCGTAAAGAAAAGCATGTATGATTTCGTGACGCAACTGCTTCTTCATCAAACAGTCGAAATCACCTAACTTGTTCACGTTATCAGTTCTCAATTTGATGATTTTAGATGTATAGTCGCAGTATCCGTCATATTCTGCATCTTTCATCTCTTCACGGATAATTTTATATTCAGTTCCTAATACGTTTACTTTTTCCATTGCTACTCCTCTCTTAAAAACGAAATAGGAGGGTTCGAACCTCCATCTCCACCACCAAAATCACTCCCAGTGGAAAGAATCAGCTTATCCAATATCTCGAACAAGCCTATCTCGTTACCATTGCATCTCGGCATGACTGAAAAATCACTCTTCACCGAGGTAATCATATTTGAAAATAGCCGTATAAGGATTCGAACCTTAATCTGCGTAAGGGGGAGTAACACCGCTTTACCATTAAGCTATACGGCTTCCAACTACACTGTAGTAAGGAAAAATTTGTTATGAAAAAGATCTCTCTCCGAGTTCCGGAGAAAGCTATCGTTCGGATTCGAACCGAAAACCTGTTGATTCGTAATCAACTGCTCTATCCATTTGAGCTATGATAGCTTAAGCATCGAGCGTGAACCAAGAAAAACCACTCGATGCATTATTTTAGGTGTTCCCGGGGAGATGACAAGAAACCGGGAATAGGCCTGTCCCGGTTATGCTCCGAGTCTGCGTCCTACTAAGGAACAAGCCTTAACCGCCATCTGACGGTTAGTAGCAATATTTATAGTGCTGTACATTGCACTGTCAAGGAATGAAAAACGAATGAACTTTTCGTCCTCAAGTACATAGTACCGTATTCGCTTGCTTTCATTGTCCCCATAATTTACTCATCTTGGAATTTATCAAAGAGAGTTTCGCCTTTGTCACTGGCTTCTTCAATCATTGCTTTCGCTTCTGGCTCTGTCATCCCTTCAAACTTCACGAAGTACATCCATGCCGGTACTTTTCCCTGTACTACATAGTTCCACCAACGTGCACGATCATCTTCAAGGTTGTACACAAGGTCTTCAAACTCACAAGCTGTCTGATATCCGGAAGCCGGAATTGTTCCGTTCGCTGTTCCTGTAGCGTAGAGAATGTATAAGATTCTGTGGATAACTCCATCATGGTTCTTTCCATCAAGGATTGTTCTGAATGCTTCAATTGTATGTAGCGTTCTTCTATCATCCGATTCAACCTGTGTTGCTGTCTGAATTCCTCTTGACTCATCAAACGAGAAGTATCCATTAGAGAATCCACACTTGTATCCGATGATGGATAGATAGAAGTTGATGGCAGAAGTTCTTTCGGCTACCAACATAGTCGGTACATGTTCTTGAATCGTACTGTCTGCATCCACTCCCATTTCAAGTCCTTGCACGAATCGAGGGAGCTTGATTCCATTCTGATTAGCATATTGGATTACTGTCTGTGATACAAAAGTAACGTGCTGGCTGTCTTCCTGTTCGTCCCCCATCTTATTGAGTGCGATATCGAGCCATCTCAACTCTTCAATGCATTCAGCAAATACCGGCACGGTAAGAGGAGATTCCTTATCAATCGCATTCGCATAAGGATTTCGCCAGTACACAAATAATGGATACTCCAACCCTCTTACTTCTACTTCCGGGAGAATATCTTTCCACTCATCTACTTTCTCTAGGGAAATTTCAGATCCGATACGGTTCTTATCTTCACTCTTGAATGCTTTTGATGAAATCTTATAGACTCTTTCACCATTCACATCCTCAAATCTGTGATATTCTGCTTTTGTGTAGTACCTGTTTCCCTTTTTGATGTACGAGAAGAACACTGCTGCAAGTACATCACCGTTTGTGTTAGTATCCGTGATGATGAAATAGTCAGGATCCAGGAACTCAATTCCCTGTCCGTCTGACTTAATCATCATTCCGCATGTAGCACAGCTCTCTTCCTGTTTCTCCTGTAGAGCGTTCAACACTTCATCAAATTTCTTCTTGAGCGCATCGTTACCATCAATCTCAACATTGACATTGAACAGTGTAAGATTGGCAATCTCCCGGCAAATGACATTAGAGAACCTTGTCGGTTTGATTGTTTTATCTATGCACCAAGTAGGCAATCCTGACCTCATACCCTTATACAAATCTAAGGCAGTCTGCATTTCAGAAGAGCGACTAACCTCTATTCCAAATATATCTTTTACTTCATTAACTCCAAACATTCTGTTAAATACCGCCTTAATTTTTTGTATTAGTCCCATTAATATTTCCACCTTAACCGCCTACGTAAGAATGTGTAGACATAATATCTCGTATCATCCATCGCATGATCATTCTCTTTAATGACTGTATCATTGTTCTTTTCCTCATCCCAACAGTACAGACCAAACTCATTAATACAGCTTGTACAATCCTTATATATCTTTAGGAGTCCTTTGTTGAGCATCGTTGTGACTACTCGAATTCCGTCCAGTACATCATTGTCTGCTTTCTTCACGGTGTACTCTCCGTACTTCTTAATTACTTCGATAAACGATGCTGCGGATGGATCTATGATGATACATGATATTTTTCTGTCTCCGATCAGTTCTTTCAGCATCTTGTAATAGGCTTCATCATCTACACGCTTGCCGGCTTCTCTACTGTTGTAGTACAATTCAGCTTCACGCTGTGAGTTCTTCCCATCGAATGCCCACAGACCGGCCGAGAATGGATTGACCGTACCATAGTCGATTGACACGATGTATTCCAATGCTCCACTCATGTGTTCGTCAGTAACATGCTTTTCTTCATCGAACATGGAATAGACAAGTCCTTCAGCCACACACCACAATCCTAAGATATAACGCTTGAAGAACACACCTACATACATGCTCCGGTATCTTTCCTTAATCTGCTCAGACAGTGAAAGATTATCGTCCATAGTGAAATGCAGATAGATGATGCGTTTCTCATCACACTTATCAATCCAATTAACCTTGAACCAATGTCTTGGACTGTTCGGATTGCAGTTAAACCAAAACTTCGAACCGGTAACAGAGCATCGTCCTGTTGCCTGGTTGACAAATGACTCTGGCATCAGAGCAACCTCATCGAAGAACATACCGGCAAGGGTGATACCCTGAATCAAGTCCTGTGACCTTTCGTCCTTACCACCGAAGATGTAGAAGAAGTTCTGTGTATCTCCCTTGCTTACTACAATCAGATTGTCTGATCTATGATCCACAACTTGATATCCTCGGCTTTTCAGCATCAGCTTCAGCCAGAAGAGTACATTTCTTCGGAATGATCCGATTGTCTTTCCAGCCATACCGAAGTTCTGTTGGTTGAAACTTTCCATTGCCCACAGCACGTAGGACAGTGACATGCACAGTGTCTTACCACTTCGGATTGCTCCGTCCGCTATGATTCCATCTTTGTCCTTTACCG